CCATCAATGCAAAACTAATAATAATATACAGGAGAAATAATGGCAACATTATCAACTACAAACCCTACTTTGGCTGACGTAGCAAAGAGGTATGATGCAGATGGTAAGATTGATACTATCGTAGAGATGTTAGCTGAGACTAATGAAGTCTTAGAAGATATGACATTCCTCGAAGGAAATCTTCCTACTGGTCATAGAACAACAATCCGTTCAGGACTACCAAGTTCAACTTGGCGTAAACTGAACTATGGTGTCCAACCATCAAAGAGTACAACTGTTCAGGTGACTGATACGACTGGTATGCTTGAGGCTTATGCTGAAGTAGATAAGTCATTAGCTGACTTAAATGGTAACACAGGTGCGTTCCGTCTTTCAGAAGACAGAGCATTTTTAGAGTCAATGAACCAAACAATGGCAAACACATTGTTCTATGGTGATACTGGTACTGACCCTGAGAAGTTTATGGGCTTATCGGCTCGTTACAACTCAACAAGTGCTGAATCAGGTGATAACATTTTACTTGGTGGCGGTTCAGGTTCTGATAACACATCAGTATGGTTAGTATGCTGGGGGCCTAATTCGCTTCATGGTATCTATCCTAAAGGTTCACAAGCTGGACTTAACCATCACGACCTAGGCGAAGTTACTTTGGAAGATGCTGCAAACGGCAAATACCAGGGTTACAGAACTCACTACAAGTGGGACGTAGGAATGACAGTTAGAGATTGGCGTTATGCTGTTCGTATCCCGAACATCGACATCTCTGCACTAACTAAAGATGCTTCAGGAGCTTCAGCTAACTTAGTTGATCTAATGGTTCAAGCAATCGAGTTACTTCCTAATACAAACCTAGGACGATGCGTATTCTACGGAAACCGCACTATCTCATCTATCCTTAGACGTCAAATTACTAACACTAGTAATGTCCGTCTATCTATGGACGAAGTAGCAGGCAAGCGTGTAATGAGTTTTGACGGTATTCCGTTTAGACGTAATGACGCTCTATTAAAAACTGAAGCACTAGTTTCTTAAGGAGGATTTATGCTTATTGATTACAACCTACAAATGTCTAATGCTCAGTCTGTAACGGCTGATGCTGCCTCGACTAATATTATCGACCTTGGTTCTGACCGAGACATTGGCCCAGGTGAAGACATGAAAATCGTTGTTTCTTTTGACGTTGCTATGGGTGGGTCTAGTCCTACTCTAGCAGTACAAGTTCAGACAGATGATAACGCAGGGTTCAGTTCTGCAAGCACAATAGCGACTTCTCGTACTATTGCAGCAGCAGCAATTGGACACACATTAGTAATGGGCATGCCTGATACTAATGAGCGTTACTTACGTCTTAATTACGATGTTGGTGGGTCTAGCCCAACAATGACTGTTAGCGCAGCAATTGTTAAGGACGCACAGCAGTACCAGTCTTATCCTAATGCTGCGAATGCGTAATATTTAGGTAGGAACTCTAAGGGCGGTAGGTCTTTTAAACTTTTCAACCTACTGCTCCTTAGTTTTAATTATGAACTAAGGAATCTCAATGGCAAGTGAAGTCGATATATGTAATTTAGCACTCTCTCATATTGGAGCAAGCGCTACCATTTCAAGTTTAACAGAGGCCTCAGAAGAAGCCTTTCATTGTAACTTACTTTATGCTGATGCTCGTGACGGCATATTACGCTCATTCCCTTGGGGATTTGCAACACGTCACCTAGCACTTTCTGATGTTGGAACGCCACCAGGTAACTGGGCTTATCGCTACAGTTATCCAAACGACTGTTTGTTTGCAAGGGAAATACTTCAAACAAATGAAGTTGCTGGTAGTAACAACCCTATTGAGTACGAGATTGCACTAAGCGATACTCTAGACTCTAAGGTCATATTAACCAACCAGGAAAAAGCAACCCTAATTTATACCGCACAGGTAACGAACACTCTTGTGTTTGAGCCTATGTTTATTATTGCTCTAGCTTGGAAGATGGCAAGTGAAATTGCTATCCCAATTACAAGAGACGAAAAGAGCATGAACAATGCGTATCAGATGTATCTATCTACGCTAAGTGAGGCCAAGACATATAACGCTAACGAGTCTCATCTTGATAAAAGAAATGCTGAGGCAAGTTGGATAACAGGACGTAGTTAATGCCTGTATCTACGATGCAGCCTTCATTCTCAGGTGGTGAGTTAGCGCCATCACTCCACGCTCGTGTTGACCTGGCTAAATACGCAACAGGTTTAAAGACGTGTCGAAACTTCTTAGTCCAGGCGCATGGCGGTGTTGCCAATAGAGCAGGCACTAAGTTTGTTGCTGAGTCAGCAAATATGGGTAAAGCATCAAGGCTTATTCCATTTGAATTTAATACCACTCAAACCTATGTACTAGAATTTAATCATCTTGTTATGAGAGTGTTTAAAGATGGCGGTCAAGTCGCTTTACCAGCAAACCCTCACGCGTGGCAAGGAGGACAGGCTTACGACATTACGCAAACCGATCCTTCAAATGGAACATATCCTTGGGTTAGACACGCTGGCGCAAACTATGTTTTAAAGAAAGTATCGCTGGCATCAGGCCAAGCTAACCCTCAAGTTGATCAAAACAATGGCGCTCCAAATTGGCATCCTTTGAAGCATTACAGTACAGGAAATTCCAATCTTCTTATAGAAATTGTTACGCCGTATACTGAAGCACAGCTTAAAGATATAAACTTTACTCAGTCTGCTGATGTTATGACGATTGTTCATCCATCACACCCAGTTCAAGAGCTTAAACGCTATTCGCATAACAATTGGTTTTTAAACGCTATTTCATTTGGCACAGCAATGACTGCTCCAGCTAACGTAGCGGTAACTAGGCAGGAGTATGACTCTGACAAAACAGAGACCACGTATTCGTATGTTGTAACCTCGGTTAAAACAGAGACAGGTGATGAGTCCGTTGCTTCAAGCGCAGCCTCCGTTGCTAATAACAATCTCAGTAATACAGTAACCAATACAATTACTTGGAACGCAGTAACAGGTGCCGATAGTTATAACGTCTATAAATCACGCGGTGGTATCTACGGCTTTGTTGGAAGGGCAACCGCAGCCACCTTTAAAGATGACAACATTGAGTCTGACTCGAACGACTCACCCGCAATAGCACGAACTTTATTTAATACAACGAACGAGTACCCAGCAACAGTAAACTACTACCAGCAGCGCTTAGTCTTTGGTCAAACCAACAATGACCCACAAAAGATTTATATGTCGCAGACTGGTAACTATCATAACTTTAATATCTCAGAGCCTTTACGAGATAGTGACGCGGTAACCTTTACTATTGCAGCGTCCCAGGTTAATGAGATACGACATTTAGTACCTTTAAGTGATTTAATTATTCTTACTTCAGGTGGTGAGTGGTTAATGACTTCGCAAGACGGCGTGGTTTCACCATCATCCGTTCAGGTAAAGCCACAAGGTTATCGTGGCTCCGCAATAGCCCCGCCAATTGTTATTGGTAACACTATTATTCATTTGCAGTCAAAAGGCGGAATCATTCGTGACCTGGCGTTTGCACTTGAGTCCGATTCTTATACTGGTAACGACTTAACTGTCCTAGCAAATCATTTGTTCGCAGGCAAAACAGTAAAAGAATGGGCCTACGCTCAGGCGCCTCACTCTATTGTTTGGGCAGTATTAAGTGATGGAACCTTGGCGGCCCTAACCTACATGAGAGAACATGAAGTATGGGGTTGGTCAAGGCACGATACTGACGGCACTTTTGAGTCTGTTTGCACAATTGCTGAAGGTGACGAAGACGCTACCTATTTTGTTGTTAACCGCACAATTGGAGGCGCTACTAAGAGATACATAGAACGCCTTAATACAAGAGTATTTGCCACAGTAGCAGACGCTTTCTTTGTTGATAGTGGTTTGTCTTATGACGGCACTAATACTTCTGCAACAACGCTAACGCTTTCGTCAACTGGTTCTACCTGGAAGCACTCAGAAACTTTTACGCTAACAGCTAACGCGTCTACTTTTGTTTCAGGTGACCCAGGCAATACCTTTACGTTGACCATAGGCACAGATACATTAGTGTGTACTGTCCAGGCGTACACAAGTGCAACAGTTGTAACTGTAAAAGCAGGACGTGATGTTCCCGCAGCATTTAGAGCAGCAGCAACTGCGATATGGTCAAAAGGTGTTGATGGTATTTCAGGAATGGGACATCTTGAAGGTAAGACTATATCCATCTTAGCTGACGGCAACGTAGAAGCTCAGAAAGTAGTTTCATCAGGCGCCATAACCATTTCACATCCAGCCAGCAAAATACACCTGGGCCTACCAATCCAATCCGATATACAAACGCTTAACCTGGAGCTTGGGCTGCCAACGCAGCAGGGTAAGAAGAAGAGTATTGCTTCAGTTACCTTACGCGTTGAAGAGTCAAGAGGCGGCAAGATTGGTTATGACAAAGACCACTTAACAGAATTTAAACAAAGGGCTTACGAGCCATACGGCACAGCAACGTCATTAAAGACAGGTGATATTAAGGTTACCTTGCCAGCAACCTGGAAAACAGATGGATCAATTTTTTATAGACAACAAGACCCGCTACCTATGACGCTATTAGCTGTTATTCCTGAGGTCAGTATTGGCGGATAAGATTGAAATTAGAGAAATAGAGGACGGCGATATTGCAGTCCTGGTTCGTAATATGCGTAAGCATGATGTTCAAGAGGTTAATGCAGCCACTCGTATGGGCGTTAGGAATGCGGTAGAGACCTCCGTAAACCTCTCAACCTATGCCAAGACAGGCCTTGTTAATGATGAGCTTGTATGTATGTGGGGAGTATGTCCTATATCGCTTATTAGCAGCTCAGGTTCGCCCTGGATGTTAGGAACCGATTTAATAGAAAAGAAACAACGCATATTTCTTAGAAGGTCTAAGCCTTGGCTAGAAGATATTAAGAAAGGTTATAAGACTTTAGAAAACCACGTTGATGAGAGGAATACCTTATCAGTTAGATGGCTCAAGTGGCTAGGTTTTGAAATGAACAAAGCAGAACCATACGGCGTTAATGGCGAGCTTTTTCACAAATTTACAATGGAGACGTAGTATGTGTACCCCGATGTTAGGAATGCTTTTTCAAGGGATAGGAGCAATGGCCCAGGCTCAGGGACAAAGACACGCAGCCCAGGCTAAAGCTGATGAATATAGATACCAGGCACAAGTAGATGAGAACAACCGCAAAGTTGCTCTATGGAAAGCTCAAGATGCTCAAGATAGAGGCGCTAAAGAAGAGGCTGCTTTTAGAACAAAAGTAGCACAACTTAAAGGCAGACAGAAAAGCGCTCTTGCAGCAAGCGGCGTTGAAATTGGTGATGGTTCAGCCCTGGACATATTAGGCGATACAGCAGCATTAGGTGAGTTAGATGCATTAACAATTAGATCAAATGCAGAACGCGAAGCCTACGAGCAAAAAGTAAACGCTAGTAACTTAGCAGCAAATGCTTCAATGAAACGAATGGGAGCTAACAACGCAATCATTGCAGGAAAGATTGGCTCAATGACATCTCTTTTATCAGGCGCTAGTTCGATTGCTAGTAAATGGCAATCATACGAATACGGATAAGGAATAACAATGGCAACAGTCCCTCAATATCAACAAGGTCAAGTTAAAGACAGCGCAGTAAGCGGAGGCTTTCAACAAATACAAACTAACTCAGACGCTTTTGGCGCGGGTATAGCCCAGGCTAATATTCAAAGAGGTCAAGCATTAAATAAAATAGGCGAAGAAGCCTGGCAGCAAGCATTTAAACAAAGAGATAAGTTTGACCAAGCTGTACTTAAAGACCAGGACAATCAACTGCAAACCTATATTAGAGAGCAGATGGATGACCCAGGTGGTTATTTAACTTTAAATGGTAGAGCTGCGTTAGACCAAAAAGCAATTGTAGAAAAAATGCTACAAGAGAGAATGAAGTTTTTAGGTAAAGATATAGACCAAAGAATATTAGATCAATGGAAGACAGTTGCTAACCAAAGAATTCAAACAGCAATGGGCCGAATTAGTAAACACTCAGCAACACAAACAACTAATTACTATAACCAAGTATCAGACTCAAGAATTGCTGGCGCTCTAAATGATTCAATTTCAAACTGGTCAAGCGAAGCTGAAAGAGAAAAATACATCAACTTTGGGCTTAATGAAGTTAACCAAAAAGTAGAAAGATTATTTGGTATTACGCCGAACACAACAGATGAAGCCAGTAAAGACATTCTTGATTCAGCGCGTATGGAATTTACTTCGCCAACGCATACTGGTATTGTTGAAAAATATTTAGCAGCCGATGATTATGATGGCGCAAACACATATTACACAATTCATAAAAGTGAAATAAAGCCTGCTGCCCAGCTTGCCTTACAAAAAGCTATTGAATCTAATACAAGAGACGGCAAAATTGCCGATGAAGTGTCCCGCATATGGAACACACCTGACATATCCGATACTGAAATGATTGATATGGCGCTCAAGATTGGCGATGCTGACCTTGCTGCAAGCGTGCGTGCTAAATTAGAACATGCTCAGGGTTATCGAGACCAGGAAGAAAACCAGGCAGAAACTGTAGCAGATGACGAAGCTCAAAGATTGGTAACGAGTCAAGGGTATATAGAAACTGATCAAATTCCTAGAGAAATATGGAATGCAATGTCAGCAACGGGTCAAGCAAATATGACTAGTAATATGAAAGTAGAAGCCAATCGAGTACGAACCGAAGCCCATAGAGTTGCTAAAGACAATGTTTATTCTTTGTACACGTCCAATCGATTTGATAGAAGTAGTCCTGGGCCAACAGTAGCTGACATTTTAAAAATGAGTGGCCCTGAGCAGTTAGCTTTCTTTGATAAGCGTGAAAACGATGCTGCAAGAGAAGACACCGAAATAGAAGTTGATGCTTACAAAGCTGCTAAAAAACTGCAAGTAACTGGAACGCTCTACAAAGATATGCCAAAAGAGATTACCGACTTATTAACAGGTGACGCAATACAGCTCCTTCAAGACCGACAGAAAGTAAATATTGAACGCCTTGAAACTACCGCTTACAACGAGGGCATTTCATTAATCGAACAAGGTCAAGAAGTCCCTGATGAGTTGTTGTTTAAGATGGATGGCATTCAAAGACTGGCTATTAAAAAAGAAGGTGAAACTTTTGAAAGCACCGCAGAAGCTGCTGCTTACGATAAGTTACTAGGTCATTTATTAATACCAGGTAATAATTTAGAGAGTGCTGCGGAAGCGGGATTAACTAAAGGCGTTAGTAATCTACATCTAACCAATATTACAAATGCTGAGAATACAACAAAATCAGCTCAAGCAAAAATTGACAAAACAATTTCAGAGATGAAAAACTATGTCAAGTTGCTCGACATAGCGCAATCAGATTACTCAGGGTTTGCTGAAAACTGGGAAGCAAATAAAGAAGATTATGCTTTAGCAATATCTGAAACAAATTGGAAACAGTTAGACGAGATGAGCAGAAATCCAACAACTGCAAAATCTATATTTACTCGAAGAGAAATGGTTTTTAATACACTCGATGGGTTAGAAGATGGAGTATCAGGTGATATTAAAAAACTACTTACCACAGAAGGTGGTCAAGGTGACAATGTCAGGGGCTTTATAGATGAAGTGGATAGGCGAGTACAAGCCTGGACAGATGAAAATGCG